AGATGTTGATTATATAGTTATTGGTGGCGGTGGTGCTGGTGGTGCTGCTGATCCTGGTGCATTTTCTGGTGGTGGAGGTGGTGGAGGTACTGTTCATGTAAGAACAGGTCATCCTATTACCAATGGTACATTTCCAGTTATAAGCGGAAAAGGTGGTACTAATTCTGCCTCTACTCCATCTGCCGCAATCGGAGGCCTGTCTTATAATAATGCGGGATCAGGTCAAAATGGAGTGGCATCTACTTGTTTTGGACTTACTGCTCCAGGTGGTGGCGGTGGTGGCGGTACTGGTACTGGCGGTGCTGTTGGAGGATCTAGTGGTGGAGGATCTCATGGAGTTACAACTGTTAATACTGCTACAGGTGATGATTGGCCAGGAGCTGCACCTTTAGTATCTCCTACCAATGGATGGGGTAATCCTAATCATGCAGGAGCAGCTTCATTCCTAGGTGGTGGCGGTGGTGGTGCGGGTAGTGGTGGACCTCCTGCTAGTCGTGCTGGTGGAGCTGGTATAGATCTTTCTCCTATGGTTGGAACAACATTTGGAGGAAATTCGTCAGCAGATAATAATACTGCTAGTGGTGGATTTTTTGCTGGTGGAGGTGGTGCTGGACATTATAGTGGACCTAAAGCAGCTGGCGGTTCTGGTGGTGGTGGTCCTTCTGGTGGTCCTGCTGGTGGAAATGGTGCTCGTGCAGTATTAAGCACTGGTTCTGGTGGTGGTGCTGCTGATGGTGCTACGGCAAGTCATAACCCATGGAATGATCCAACACAACCAAATGGTACTTTTGGTACTGGTGGTGGCGGCGGTCCTGGTATTGTTATAATTAGATTTCTAACCGCAGACCTAAGCACCTGATAAATAACTAAAAAGTCTAATGACAAGAGCAAGAGACACTGCACGATTAGTTAATCCAAATCAATTTACAATTGATGCGGCTAATAATAGAATTGGATTAGGTAGTGAAACTCCTGATGCTAAGTTGGATGTTGCTGGTATTGTAAGTGCAACTGCGTATTATGGAGATGGATCAAACCTTGAAGGCGTTGCAAGTGCAGGATTAGGTACAGCAATTAGTGATAGTGGTGCACTTAGTGTCATTTATTATACTGATAATACATTAACAGTCGGAGATGATACTACTGTTGATGTTCCTGCAACTTCCGATTCTAATGTTGCATACACACAATATGCTGAAGTTGCAGTTGCTGATACAAAAGATTTAATTATTGCTGATGGTGATGACTTTGTTCCTGATATTCTTGGTATTACAACTGATGGACCTGCAGGAACAATGGCAGGCGGTGGAAGAATACGTGTAGATAATATTTCAAGTAAGTCTGGAAGTGGTTCAGTTTACTTTAACGCTGGTGTTGATATCACTGGTGTTGGTACGGTTGCAACCTTAGAAAATACAACTTTAGGTTCTGCTAATGTTACTGTAACTGGTATTACTACATCAGCCAGTACCATTGTAGGATCTGCTGTAACCACGGATTCAGAAGGAATTAGAGCAGCAGGTATTGTAACTGCTACTAGTTTTACTGGTAATGGTGCTAACCTTACTGGACTGAATATCCCTGCTGGATTTACATGGGTTGAAGCATCACTGTTCTAAATACTAATAAAAGAAAAATACAATGGCATTAGCACGCGGAAATTTAGGAAATGTTACAGCAGTAGGTGCTGGTAGTAGTACTGCTGTTTATACTGTTGGATCGGCAAAGACAGCATATGTGAAAGCAGTGTTACTTCATAATTTGGATCAATCTAATGCTCAAAATGCAAGAATTCATGTAGTTCCTAATAGTGGTGGTAGTGCAGGAAGTGCAACATCTACTACACAGGTTGCAAGAATTGGTATTGGAACAGATGATACATTCTTCTTTGAACCTGCATATCCTATTACATTAGTGGCGAATGGAGATACAATTCAAGTAGAAAATGAAGGTACTGCTGCTACTGCTGCTCTTAATGTAATTGTGCTTGGTGATAAGGAGGCTTGATAAATGGGCGTCAAAAATAATAAATTTAATGTTAGATCATCATGGTGGAATTCATATGTAAGTGGAAAATCCAAGGCATATAATACAGGACAACTTGGTAGTACTCACCCTGGATCGTATGGAGTTAGTGGTGGAACAGAGATTACACCTGGAGATGGATATGTTTACCACTTCTTTACTACTGCAGGTTCAGAAGAAACTTTAACAAATAACGATCCTACAAAGTCAGCTGAGTATGTTATAATTGGTGGCGGTGGTGCTGGTGGTAATGGACCTGATACTGGTAATTATCGTGCTGCTGGTGGTGGTGGTTCTGGACTTTATAGGAGTGGACCAATTACTCTAAGTACTGGTGTAGGTTATAAATTATATGTTGCAAATGGAGCACCTCAAACTAGTGGTCCCGATGGTGCTGCTCCATATCCCACTACTACTGGTGGTCGTGGTGGAGATGGTGAAAATAGTTGGTTAGTAGATCCGACAGCTGGTATTAGTTCTATTACTTCTGCTGGTGGCGGTGGTGGTGGTGGTGGAGCCAATACTCCTGTCGGGCGTTATACAGGGCAAGATGGTGGTTCTGGTGGTGGTTCTGGTGGATATGGTCCTGGTACTAAAGGAACAGGTAGTGGTGTAGATTATCCAGGTAGTCCCCCTTCTTTACCCTCACCTACTGATGGATGGGGTAATGATGGTGGCACATCTGACGGATCTAATGGTGGTGGCGGTGGTGGTGCCAGTAGTGTTGGTGGTCCTGGCGCTGGGACTTATAAGGGTGGTGATGGTATTGCTGCATTTAATGGTTCTACAGGCATTCCACCTGCTTATGGAACACCAGGACCAACTGCTGGTAGATGGTTTGCTGCTGGTGGAGGCGGGGGTACTAGACCCACTGCTTCTGCTAATGTGCAACCAGGTGGTGTTGGTGGTGGCGGTGCTGGTGGTTGGAACCACGGTGGACCTCAAAGATATGGTATTCCAGGAACTACAAATACTGGTAGCGGTGGTGGTGGAACTGGTGGTGATAATTACCCAGCCACTGAAGCAAATGGTTTAGGTGGAGCTGGTGCACCAGGTATTATAATGATTAGATATCCAGCTTAATTAAGATAGAAATAAATTTTTGTTATGAATCATACTTATTTTTTTATGGGTGGATTGGCCCGTAGTGGATCTACTTTATTGACTGCGATCTTGAATCAAAATCCAAACATATATGTCTCGGAACAATCTCCAGTCTGTGATTTGACCTATAAATTAAATATATTATTTGAAGAGAATACATTTTATAAAGCATGTTCTAATGTAGATGCAAGGACTAATGTTGTTAGGTCTTTGATTGATAATTACTATTATAATAGACCTGAACCCATTATTATTGATAAGTTTGGGTCATGGGGAACACAATATAATCTTAGTATGATTCAAGCTTTGTATACTGAGGATGCAAAGATAATTTGTCCTGTAAGAGATATTATAGAGATATTCGCATCCAATTTAGTATTAATAAAGAAGAATAAAACAAAGTCTTATATTGATAGGATGTTAGAGGAGCGTGATATAGAGTTATCTGATGAGAATAGGTGTGAATTTATTTTTGATGGTACTGATGGTGGACTTAAACATCAATTTTTTGCGTTAGAGCAGTGTATGAATAAGGAGAAGAGAGAATGTTTTCACCTTATAGAGTATAATGATCTGGTTGACAATCCTCAAGAGGTATTGTATGATTTGTATGATTTTCTGAATATTGGAAGATATCAGCATAACTATGACTCAATAAAATATGAAGCAAAGTCTAGAGATGCTGTGTATTATGGGATGCCTGGATTACATGATGTAAGAGAGAGTATATCTAAAACATCTGTGAATCCAGAAGATATAGTGCCTCCATCAATCATCAAGAAGTATCGTGATATAGAATTTTGGAGAGATGATTAATGAGTTATGCAATTGAGCAGTTGTTTGTAAGTAAATTATATTATACTGTGGTAAGTGATTATCAGGTCATAAACAATCAGATTGAGCAGAGGATAGATGAGGTTGATTTCCAATATACGTCAAAATGGGGCAAGACACATCTTCTCTCTGGTTTTGGTAAAGATGTAATAAAAAAACACCGATTTGATTTATTATCTAAGGCAATAGATAAACATTTAGAAAATTATTGTTCTGAATTAAATTTTAAGAAAATAAAGTATAATCGTACATCATGGATATCAAAGTTTTCTCCTGGTGATTATGCACATGTTCATGGTCATGCCGATGTTGATATAGCGGGTGTCTATTATTATAAAACAAATAAAGAAGATGGAAATCTATATTTTCAAACTCCTAATCCTCATTTGGAGTCTAGTTTATGCTATGTGGATCAAGGACAACGATGGAGACATTTTCCAGAGGAAGGTAAATTGCTTTTATTTCCTGGTTGGTTGAAGCATGGAGTAACAACAAATGAAACTGAAGATACTAGAATGAGTATATCCTTTAATATTATATTTCATCATGATGCTTTTTCTACAGGAACAGCAATGAAGTGAGGACACTTAAAGAACTGTCACACAAAATCTCCATAAGTCTTTGAGTGTTCTATACTACATGTAGTTACAAGGCACCTATGAGGTATTCGACATCAGAGAAGTTAATCTTCATTACATCTTTCGTAGTGATGATGAACTGGGGTGTTAGACTGACTCAATCAGTGATTACTCATGCTTTATTTTGATTCAACAGGATACCGCACCAGAGCGGTCTGCAAGGACGCTGTAGTATGGTTTGTGAACAAATACCTGCCCAGGTATAAATTAGACATTCAAGTGAATCACAGAGGTTTAAAGAGAGAAGGTGTGCAAGGATGGTGTAATATAGAAGGTGATAATTATAGACCTCGATCCTTTTTTATTGAGATACATAATCGTTTGGATGAGGATGAGTATCTTCGTACATTGTTCCATGAATTGATTCATGTAAAACAATTTGTTAAAGGAGAACTTAAAGATAGGAGATCACATAAGTATTGGAAGAATGAAGACATATCAAATACAGAATATGATGATGATCCATCTGAAATAGAAGCAAGAGAAATGGAGGAAGTTTTACTTGAAAAGTATAGAGAGACACAGGTATGATGGTGATAAGATAATTCATACTAGAAGAATAGTATTTGAACCCTATCGTTACTGTGAGTTAAATATGTGTTTGGTCATGGGGTTAATACAGCGTAATTTAACACCAGATTTGTTGAGAAATAAAAAATTGGCGTATCCTGGAGATATTCAGACAAATAAATGGTATGGGCATTGTTATCATGCGACACAAGCGTTGTATTATATAATGGATACTGACCAATTAGTACCGATGAGTGCTGAAGATTATCGTGGTGAGAAGCATTGGTGGTTGCAAAATGGAAAGAGGTTATATGATGCTACATCAGATCAGTATTATGTTGCAGGTAAAGTACCTCCTCATCATAATGGAAAGAAAGATAGGTGGTATGGGTGGAAGCAAAGACCACATCAAGCAACTTTAAACTTAATGGTAAAAGTTTTGGGAGATAGAATTGTGACAAAAAATTAACTGTCACATGGAATAACTATTTTTTATTTTTTATGCTATGCTATACTTAATCGGATATATAAAATGAAAGCAGAATTTATTTGTGTTAAACCACGATCAATTGTTGCACAAGATAGATTTGATAATGATATGGATAGACTCCATTCATGTCGCGTAGTTAAACGTGATCATGGTAAGGTGATCCTTGATTCTATATCACGTCGTTATGCGTTTGAAATGTTTGAGAGTGGTGATGACAATTGGGAGGTAATTAAGTGAGTTATGTTGAGATCTATTGAATTTCCACATACACCACCAATTGGATACTCTTATGAAACAAAACAATTCAAAAGTAATGTGGTTTCTATATGGTTGCATCATCATTACGAGTACGTCTATTCTAGTGAACTTGTTTCAACCATCTGGGGATTCTACAACACCAAGAAAAGATGCTACTTTGCGCCTATTACATCCACCAAGTGTGGAAATAAGGTAGATATATTGGAAACAACACCTTATACTGCTATGGTTCCTAATTACAATCCGTTAGAAGCATTACTTTATTCTAGAGAGGACTAATGACAAAGAAATTATTTAAAAAAGAAAAGAAAGGGCATGAAGAAGTATGGGAGTGGGAAGAAACTTCTGAAGTAAGAGAAGCGTTGAATAGATTGCATCGTGATATTAAAGATAAGGTTAAGGAGGTGAGTGATGAACATCCTGAATGATAATGTAAGATATCAACCAGAATTTAATTCTGTGTTAGATGAAGTTGATATTCTTAAAGAGCGTGTTGGTGAGTTAGAGAATGAGAATGCTCGTCTTTATAAACTTCTTGAGTCATTGGATGAGCGTATTAATATTCTAATAAATGAACCTACTTGACACCCGTGCTACAATAAATACATCGAGTTTGTAAGGATTATTCTAATGGCATCCTATTCTGTAACGCTACGTTCTCCTGATGGTACTGAGAATACTTTTGATTGTCCTGAGGATGAATACATTCTTGATACTGCAGAAGAGCAAGGATTAGACCTTCCGTTCTCTTGTCGTGCAGGTGCATGTTCTTCCTGTGCAGGTAAAGTATTGGAAGGGACGGTGGATCAAGAAGACCAGAGTTTTTTGGATGATGATCAAGTTAAAGAGGGTTTTGCTCTGTTGTGTGTTGCCTACCCCACATCTGATTGTGTGATTGAAACTGAAAAGGAGGAACAATTGTACTAAATACCTTTTCAGTACAAATGTTTAAAGTTATACTTAATGAAGGATAGAAAAGCAGCAAAACGTATTATTAAGGTTGCGAAAAAGCACCCAGATTGGTATACTGAATCTGATGTGCAGTATGCTAAATTGATTAAAAAGCAGACTAAAAAGCAAAGGGTTGGATTATGTACTTAGAAGATAGAATTGCACAATTAGAGCAACGTTTATCAAGACTTGAAAAAACGGTAGCACCCGTGGAACCTGATGAACCTTTTGAAACTGTTTTAAAAAGGGAGGGATATGAATATACCCCTCTCAGATCTTTAAAACATTATGATGAAATAGTTAAGGCAGATAAAAATGGCGATCTCTGATCAAGTTGAATATAGTATAAAAGAGGCACAAGATTCTCTTAGAAATGCTTTGGCATTTGCGGCAAGGAGTGAAAGACCAATGGTATGTAAGGCAATTGCTGATTCTATTGCACGTCTTGAGCACTTGATGGATGCAGATTCTTTATTGGATAAGTTGGATAAACATGTTGAGGAACTGAAGGGACAAGATTAACATATGTTACTAGACTATAAAGATAATATAAAATTTATAGATAATATACCTAACTATGTTAGAATGTCCACACATTACTCAAAAAACTAATGATTAATCTCGACGACAGGTATCATTCCTACTTACATGGCAGCAAAAGAATGAGGATTGATGGTGTTGCAGAGAAAGTTAAAGGGTATGGTTGGCATGATGACGGCAAGGATATTACAGGTCATTATGTTATCACAGAGAATTATAAACTTTATTACAATATGAATGAACAGTTTGTGAAAATGGAACCCATGAAGGTGGCGGTTGCCACTTAAAGAAGTGTCACAATATAATACACAAAGACCGTCTCATGGTCTATAGTATGTGTATTGAATGAGATCTAACCTTTCGTGTCTAAAGCATTATTCAAACCAGTTTTGAACTATTGTGAGCATCTTTGTGAAGCATTAGAGCATGATTATGTTAAGCAGTATGCTCCAAGACATAAAGAGTTTACTGTATCAACTGGCAGGAAGTATTACAAGATACTTGAAGATGGAAGCAGCGCAGTTGCTTTTGTTGATAAGGTAAATGGTGATGTATTTAAACCTGCTAGTTGGAACTCACCAGCGAAGCATGTAAGATATAATTTATTGAATGATTCATCTCGTCATCAGTGTTTATCAAATGCTGATTGGGCAGGTGGTTTCTTATATTTGAGAGGTTAATTGTGGATCAACAAGAACAAGAATTTTTTAATTACATTAGTGAGGATATTCCTGATGTAGATGACACACTCTTTCAAGACATTCTTGATAATGGTATAGAAACAGTGGAACAATGGGAGGATGCTTATGTATGCACTATGCCCACATCTATCTTTGTTGAGGCACAATTTGTTGAACAATTGATGGATGATTTAGGTTACCTTGAAGAAGGAAGTATGCCTGACTTCATTACATCTCACATTGATTGGCAAAATGTATGGGATTGTGAGTTATCTCATGATTACTTTACTCTTGAATCCAACGATCAAACTCATTTCTTTTCACGGCATTTTTAATTATGATCCATCATGCAAAAGGTCGTTACGTTGACCTTCAAGGACGTTCACACTATTTTTCAATAGATGCGGATCAATCTGATCGTAGTTATATTAAGGATTTGATTGAAGCGCGTTACCCTGCTAAAGATGTTTTTATTAATACTGTAGAGGCAAGATCACGATGAAATTTGCACTCCTGCTTTCAACTTTATTCTTTTTGCCTGCCCCTGCGTTAGCATATGGGCAGACAAATGTATTTGAAGAGTGTAAGCGATATATTCATAAGGAAAAGTACATACCAGGATATTATGATGGTCAAGGTAATTATAGATCTGGAAGAGTACAAAGGTATAAAGAAAGAGTTCCTTGTGGACCATCATCTGGCGGATATTATAATTCAAATTATCAATCACAGCAACCACAAAGACCTGTAGGATGTAATCGTGGGAGTAGAGTGTTTAATGGTCTGTTAGGTGGTGGTATTGCTGCAATGGTATCTAAAAAGGATGCTTATGCCTGGTCAATTCCTTTGGGTGTTGTTGGTGGTGTGGCGTTAGATAGAGCAGGATGTCCGTGAAGACTTGACAAGTGCTCTAAAGTTTGGTAGTATGTACACAAATGCAATGGTGGTATTTTATCATGAACCCCCTCAATGTCCTGTATGCTGTTCCTCTTTCAGTGATTTTGGCAGCACCAGTATCAGCACAAGCACAGTATTATCCTCCACATTACATGGGAGCAGGTCACAGCGCACCAGTTGTTGTACCTCCTACCATTATTAATAATGCTCCACCAAGGACATATGAGCATAATTCTTCAAAGAAATCTTGTAGAGAAAGTGAGATTGATTTGTTCTTGTTTGGTATCAGAAGGACCACTGGAGATTGCACTCCATAAATTGTTCACTTTAAGAAGTGTCACACACTACCACCAGATGCTGCTTTGGTGCTCTATAATAACTGTATGATGAAACTAAGAGCACACCAGCAACGCTGTCTTAATGCCATGCGGAAGTACCGCAAGGGTCAGATCATTGTGCCTACTGGTGGTGGTAAAACGTTGTGTATGATTAGAGATGCAGATAGACAGTTTAATAGTTGCAAATGGAGCGTATTCCTTAAAAATCCTGATAGAAAGACTATTGTAGTTGTATCGCCACGTATTTTATTGGCACAACAACATAGTGAGGATTTTTTAAGTTTACTTGATGTACATCCTATGCTACAGGTTAAACCTTTGCATGTGCATAGTGGATATATTTCTAATGATTCTACCACAGATCCTAATGAGATTGTGAAGTGGACTGAGAAGAATTACAGGTATAATAAGATTATCTTTACCACGTATCATTCGTTGCATAGGATACAAGAGTCTGGTATAAATGTAGATACAATCTATTTCGATGAGGCACATAATGCAGTTCAGCGACATTTTTTCCCTGCTACTGAATTTTTTGCTAATGTGGATGCAATACGCTGTTATTTCTTTACTGCTACTCCTAAGCACTCTACTACTATTTCGGATCCTGGAATGAATGATGAGGAAGTATTTGGTAAAGTATTAGAGCAAGTAACTGCTCCTGAATTAGTAGTCCAAAAGCACATATTACCAGCAAGAGTATTAGTTAAGCAGTTAGATATGATTAAAGCAGGTAGAGCACCAATTGAAACAGATGCAGAGAATTTGTTAACAACTCTTGATGATATTAAGATTGATAAGGTATTGATTTGTGTTAGAAGAGTGTCTCAGATCATCAGGATGACTGAGGAGACTAACTTCTGCAATCAGTTACAAATGCGTGGATATAATTGGATGTATATTACTGCCAAGCATGGTGGAGTTATTAATGGTCAGAGTGTTGATCGTGAGCATTTCTTTAAGACACTAGAGAGATGGGGAACACAAGATGATACAAAATTTGTAGTTATGCATCATAGTATTTTGTCTGAAGGTATTGATGTGCCTGGACTTGAAGCGACTATTATGATGAGGAATATGAATTACATTGCCATGAGTCAAACAATTGGACGTGTAATCAGGCGAGGTAACAAAGAGAAAACGCATGGACTGTGTGTGGTTCCTGTTAGTGACCGTGTTGGCATTTCTACTGCTAAGAAACTCAATGCTGTGGTTGATACTATATTTGTGAAGGGTCAACCTGCTGTTGGGATAAGAGGTAGATAAATAACTGAAAGATCTGTCGATTAAAATGAAAACTTATAGTAATTTTTCTGAGGACGTATCTTCAAGGAGGGATCAAATTTCTTCTAGAGAGAGAAGTCGTGGTGATGATTTTACTCGACAGAGTAAATCAGATATGGATAGTGGAAGGGGAAGTGTAAGTCGGAGGAAGATATCAGGTCATACAGGTGATACTGCAGCAAAGAAAATTGGTAGGGCATTTAATAGAGATGTTAATAGACTTGGACATGCAATTGTTAGTGCCCCTGGCAAGGCAGTAAGAGGAGCACTAGAGAGAAGAAAGAAAGCAAAGGCAGAGAAGGAAGCGGCGGCAAACTCAAAGGCAAAGGCAGATAAGAAGAATGAGGTAAAGAGAGAACCATTTAAACCCAAAAAAGCATCGAAGGGTGTTCCTTTTACTCCAAAGAAATGAACACTGATAGATCACCAAATGATGAGATAGAGTGGGACTTAGAGGACATGAAGAAAGCATGGATAGATGCTGCTGAGAAGGGATACGATACTAACATTTCTAACATTAGTGAAGCAACAGATGCGGATTGGCATGACTTCTGGTATAATAGTGTAGGTGGATAGCAATTTTTAAATGAACATCTTACATAAAGTGAAGGATTGGTTATGGAGTTCTGATCCTAAGTGGAATCCTGATGGTGTTATATGCACTCTTGATGATAAAGAGGTTGATATGAGTGTATGTGATAATATATCTGATCCTTTCGTTGATAAGATAACATCAAAAGGGTTTATCTATGATGCAGAATTATCTGACATCACAGGTGAAAGATGGAGTCGTAAATGGTCAACTGAGACCGGACCTGAAGAATCTATTTTAGAAGTATACTCCAAATCTAATGATGGGGATTGGAGTCAGCAAATGATTGGTTATGGTGGGAGAGTATTTTATGAAGAGGAAGTTGATGTGGGTGAGTCAAATTGATATACCTGCAAGAATAGTTGGATCGTTTTTGGTCGTTACTGCTTATTTTATTGTGTTACACGTTAGTACCTTTTATGGTGCTATTGTGCATTTTATTGCTGATGCAATTTCCATTCCATATTTTATTCGTACAAGATCATGGGATGTTGTGATTATGTTAGCATTCTTATTGGTTATTTCTACCACAAAACTAGTTCCGTTGTGACAGTTAATAAACTGTCATATTATTCTCGCGTATTATAGAGTTATAGTGTATGATATGAATGTAATCAAGAAATCACTATGAACACGAGAGACCTTGAGGAACTTGATACTGATGAGTTTGAAATGTTTCTTGCTGAGTGTGAAGCAGAAGCATCTAAACTAGAGGTGACTGTTGATTATTATATTGCGGAGTTCTTGTGATGCTTTATGTAATAGTGTTGGCATATGTCTTTGCTATTTGTATTGGAATGGGATTTAATTATGCCTTATTTTCTCATTTCTGGAATAGAAATTTTAATAAGGTTGACAAATGATATCTGGTGACTTAAAATTATAACAAATGCGGGGTTTTTATGAGTCAGCAAGTGGATTTAAGTCAGGAACCTGATTTAGTAATCGATTATGATAGACATGTAAAAGATGGCAATGTGTGGAAAGTGATGGTTCAATTGCCAATGCAAGATGAAACTTTGGATGCACCTATTGATCTGAATGTTGAAGTGCATGTAATAGCACCTGATCAACATCTTGCTAGATATATTGCATCTACATTATTTGTAGACGCTGTATCTGTAGATGTTCCCAACCCCTAATGAAATTCGCTCACAGGCAACGAGTTAGATGGAAAGATGATGAAGGTTTTGTGAATTTTATTGATGATGAAATGATTACTATTTGTGTGCGTGAATGGGAGAAAACTCCTGAACTTGCAGAACACTCAATACATGGATTGAATCAAGTAAATGTAGTATGTCACAAAGAATATTGGGGTGATGTTCAAATTTTAGGAGAGTAATGGATATTTTATTTGTGTATGGTTTTATATTCTTATTGACATTTGGAATGCATTATACTTGGGCAGTAAAGTATAGAGGTGGAAGTAGTGGTCGTAAATGATCTTTCCTATTATTGTTGATGAACCTATTACATGGAAAAAGATTGAAGTTCCTGTTGAAATTGTGAGAGAATGTAAGGAGTATACTAACAAAGACCCTTACAATCGTGCCAATGATGATTATATTAAATTAGTATTGCTGGATTGTTATTGGCATAAAATGGGATATTATAACAGCAATGGAAGATTAAACCTTATAAGATTGCCAGTATATCAGTATGAAACAAGAACAAACCAATCAAGAAAAGATAGAAGAGATTCTTTCCACTTTTAGTGATGCAAAAGTTTCTTATCTCTCTAGTCTTGATGTTAGAGGAGATTCGCATAAAGTGGTGATGATTGAGTATGATTTTGAACACAAATCTTAATATATAAACAGTAGTAGTTTATACATACTACATCACACTATGTGACACTAGATAAAGTGGTCTAGTTGCTTGACAAATGAGAAGAATCACTATAGACTTATCTTAACCACACAAAAAGGAGTCCATCATGGTTTCATTTCTGGAGGCGCAAAAGCAAAAGGTCAGGATTACATTAGATCTAGAAGTATTTGAGGATTTTCATCCTAGAGACATCAATTATAAGCGTTTGTTTGATTTGGAACCCGGTGAGAGTGTTGATGCGTATGTAGAAGAGTTTGATACAGTATGATAGTATAGAGTTGACTTAAAACACCTAAACCTTTTCTTTTTCTTTTGTTATGAAAATCTATGTGCACAGTCCACGTGAATGGATGGAGTTATATAAACTTGGATTGAGAGTGTTTGGGTGTTTTGTTGGTTATACAGAAAAAGAATATTTAGAGGAACGATGGGATGATGGTGATTATTCTCATCTGATTGAAATTCCTAATTTATTAGATGAATTTGATGTTCATGATGAAATTACGGATCATTGGATTCATGATGAGTTGGTGAATGAAGGAGGGTGGCAACAATATCTTAAAGTTGATGATAGGGCAAGATCTTCTGATTTTTTCTTGTTTAATGATGGTACAGAGGATAAAGAAGAGGAACAAAGGAATGCATTAGAAAGTATTAGGAAGGTAGTAAAAAGAGTTGATCAATATTTTCGTGAGTATGAATTAAAATATAAGGAATCTCCTGCTAGAACAAGGAGGAAAGAGAAGAGAAGACTGGAAGATTATCATAGGAGAATTAAACCAGTATTGTTAGATTTTATATTTGAGAATTGTTTGCATCAGTCATCAAAAGATGATAAAATATCAATACTACGAGATGCTAAAGGTAGAGCATCTGAGTATCTTTTGGAAAAAGGATTTTCCAATATAACTACAGATGAAGATAAAGAGTCTGTAGCGTTACCATCTGTAACTAAAAATCAGATAAATTTTATCGATAAACAAACACGTGACAAATGGTACATGACAAAGAATAGGTTTTATGATTCTACTATTGGCAATCCACCCTATCAGAAAGGTAAGAACAGCGATTATTATGTAGAACATATTAAAAATGCTGCTGAGATTACTAAAATTGGTGGTAGAGTTGTGCTAGTAACTCCTAACAAATGGATTCTGCCTCATAGCAATGCATCTAAGACATTATTTCGTTACTATCAAGTGCAAAAGTTATGGGTTGATGTTAATGAACATTTCAAAGGTATTGGCACACAGATTGGAATGTTCAGTGCTAATGTAAGTGCAGTTCCACATGAAGGGTTGGTTGAAGTTGAATTAGCAGATAAATCTATCATACAATGGGATCCACGTGAATTGGTTATTCCTCCTAAAATGCCAACATCTGAAGGCATAGATTTGTTTAAAGAGTATAGAATTCTTAAGGATGAAGGGAAAACTCTTAACTTTACTAGGTGGAGTAAGAAAACTATACCATCTCATGAAAATTATGTGTTTGTGTGGCGACAGTGGAAATCCTTCCAAGGTGTGCCTTATTTTGATGCAGAAGTTGGGCATAAAAATCAATATCCAAATAAAATAAGAGATGGATCATATATTTTAACAGATAATCCTGATGCAATGTGTGAATATCTAAGGACAACAGTTTATGCACAAAAACTTTATAATTTGTTTGATGGGATGAACATTTATCCTTTCATGTGGGATTATATACCAGATGCCTAAAAACAAACACAATGAGGAAATAGGATCGGGGATAGAAAGATCTGATGATCGTATTAATACTACAGGTGAAGTGTTCACACCTTTGGCACTTTGTGCTATAATGGTGAAAGAAATTCCATTAAATGTATTGGAAGATCCTAACTCTACCTTCATTGATAGTTCAGCAGGTAATGGTAATTTTTTGATTGCATTACGAGATGAATTAGTTCAATATCATGACATTAATCATATCTTAGATAATATGCTTTATGCCGTTGAATTAATGGAGGATAATCATAAAGAATTGTGCGAACGTTTGGGAGTATCAATAGATCATCCTCATTATGTTTGCGACGATTCTTTAACATATCAATATGCATTCGGCAAACTTAACCCGTTAGAGTCTGCTTTTGCAGCAGCATTGTAACAAAAGTTTACTTAAGAACTGTTACAGAATGCCAGGTTCCGCCAATGTCCCCCCTATAATAAGGGAGTACAACGCAAGGTCACTATGCCTGTTAAGTCTTCAACTGCCACCGCTCCCAAGCGCCGCGCCCGCAAGACCACTACTAGCAAGTCCCCAGTTGAGTCAACGACAAAGGTCATTCCTGTGCAGTCTGTGACTAAATACACAGAACCTCTAAAGAATGAAACCATGACTGAGACTCCCGCGCCTGTATCTCCTCAACCTGAAACTACATCAACCACTAGGAGATTTGCCACCACTCGCCCAGTAGAACCAAAAATTACGCTGGAAGAGTATGTAACTGATTTTAAAATCAGGATGCAAATCAACAATTATGAGGTGATGGAGTTCTTGGCAGATGTAGTCAAATTCTACAAAAGTGCCAAACCTGTTGTAGTCAAATCCATTGATTATGTCAAGGATTCTTATGATAGGGCATTCAATCAAGAACAGGATCAGAAAGAGGAAGAAAAGCAGGACAGTCAGGACAGTTGATAAACTGTTACAAGCACCCCTTGAGGGTGCTTTTTTGTGCCTATAATTAGAGAGTACACACGAGATCACCGCATGAACTGGTTTTCTGAGCACCTGCTGAACTCAACTCACTGGGTTTGGATTCGGTTGCTTGAAGACGCTCCTAAGGACGCCATCCATCGCCGACTCACTTGGGTCTTTGATATGGGCGTGAGGGATACGATCAACTGGCACTTGGGCGACGAGATCGACTTCTCTGCCTGCCCTGGCGACTGACTCCCACAGCACCTCACGGCAACGTGACTAAACCAACTGAGAGGACTGGTGTTCCTCTCTTTTTTTATGTCAACAATTAAAAAATCCATATCGAGGCATCTGCAGGTAGTTTCATACCTGTGCCCCGATCATAATAGGGAAAATTTCATTTATTGCACATAGAGTGGACACCTTACAAACTGTCTACTATTGATTGACTTTCCTGCCCTTTGCTGCCATACTATAAGAGTAGTCAACCAAAAACTATGCAAACCGCACTCATGACTGAAGACCAAACCTATAACGGTTGGGCAAATTATGAGACTTGGAACGTTGCTTTGTGGATTGGAAATGATGAATTTCTTTACAACGTTGCACGTCGTTGTTCTGATTACAAACGCTTTGCTCAAAGGGTTTCATCTGATGATTATGGTTATGAGTTTAAAACTCCTGATGGTGTTTCCTTCAATGATCCTAAACTTGACATTGAAGAATTGAATGAAATGATTGATGAGATGTGGGATTAATTCAACCATGAAAATTATCCTACTCGCTATCATTGCATTTCTTTTGTATCAGTCACCTGATGCAAGAAATGGTGCCGCTGATTTCCTACGAGGGACAGCAGACGTTGTTGACACTAAACCAACACCATCTGACAATCCTGAGTATTTCCAGATCCCAAATCCTTTTCACCAATGAACACAACGATCCGTTATTCTTTCCCTGCTGATTGTAAGTTTCGCCTAATGTCTTTCCCAACATATCAGAAAGCAATTGAAGCGATCGAAATGTTTAGGAAAATTAACATAAAAGCGGAAGTCAAGCACTGGTGACAGTTGACAAAGTGTCACAAGAGCGGTTGCAAAACCGCTTTTTTTGTGCCATACTATAGGTATGGAAAACAAAATTACTACTCTTTCGACTATGCAACTTCAAACCGTCCGCGATTTCTTCACTGAAAATGAGTGGGACGCCATTGATTCTGCTCTCTCTGACTATCAAGACTATGGTGATCAAGAGACTGATTTGATGAACTCAATTGCAGACAAAATGCAAATGCTGTTTGCACCACGTTACCAGGATGAAAACCGTCATGGTTAGAGTTAAAAACACTCACATCGATCATCCAGAGGATTCAATTCTTCTGGGTGATCTTTCTGTTTTGGATTGGTTCACAGCACAATCACATCTTAGCACAAAGATTGATGGTGCTCCCGCAATAGTTTGGGGCACAAATCCCGCCACAGGTAGATTTTTTGTTGGCACTAAATCGGTCTTCAATAAAATCAAAATCAAGATAAATGAGACCCATGATGACATCGACAAGAACCATGGACACACGCCTTCAGTTGCTAATATACTTCACCATTGCCTTTCTTATCTTCCTCGCACATCAAGCATCTATCAGGGGGACTTTATAGGATTTGGGAAAGGCGAAACGGAGTATAAACCCAACACAATCACATATAAGTTTAAGAAACCTGTATTTGCACAGTTAATCATTGCGCCACATACTGAGTATTTCTGTTCACCAGATCACAAAGATTTGCGCAATTGTTACTCAGAACCATTAACACATGACCTTGAAAAGTTTGGTGATAACGTGCTATGGGTAAGACCAAATGCATATTTAATGCAGGATGATTTCGACAATTCTATAGCATTTGCTAAACAAATAGCAACACTATGTAACTTTGTTGAAACAGAGAAGCATGCAACTAGGATCAAAAAGTTTATCAACACAATGATAAAGAATGGTACTAATTTACGTGCTTATTTCTTTGAAGAGGACATTGCTACTGTAACTGATTGTGATGTAAATCTCATAAGGTTATGGTTACTTGTCAAGTCAATTAAGGATGATATGATACAGTTAACACATAATGATGGTCCTGATGCATATATTGGAGATGAGAAGATTGATGCAGAAGGATATGTCATGACTAATGAATTTGGCACATATAAGTTAATCAATAGAGAACAATTCTCCCGTGCTAATTTTACCATGGAGAAGAATTGGACATAATGAGTAAATACTTAATGGTCGCATTTTTCTGTGTTAGTGTACTTGCTATTATACAAGTATACGAACCACAAATTGACTATCAACACAATCATTTAATGGAGGATTATTACAATGAAGAGTGCAAGTGTTCTTAAAGAGTTAAAAGAATTGCGGGAAGCATGGCACAAACAAAACTTTAGATTTGACGCAAATCAGCGTAAAAGATATGATGAATTGCGTGGAATGAGACGAGAACGCGTTCAACAATTATATAAGGAAGGCAGGGTATATTCAGGACCATCTGGGATCAGTTGACAAAGTGGCACAACCCCTGTTGCATTTCCCGCCAAATTCTGCCATACTATAAGAGTAGTCAAGGGAAACACACCCCATGCGCAAGATTGAATCAGAGATGCAAGCAGCAATTGTTGAGCGCCGTGACTGGCACAAAGACAACACTGTAGTTTCAGTTGATTCAGACGGCAATACAGATGTTCGGTTACACGGTCATCTAATTGCAACAATTTTTAACAATGGTGATCTCAAACTGTCCTCAGGCGGTTGGGAAACTGTCACAACCAAATCAAGACTAAATGCAATTCTTGATTGCTTTTTCCGCAGTCTAAGAGTTTATGCAAAAGACTTTATTTGGTACATTGGAGAAGACAAATTCTTTGATGGTTACACCATTGCTAGATAGGGGAGATTAATTCTCCCTCTTTTTTTTATCTCCCATTCACCTTCAAATCCATGACCACAATCACATTCAATCAAGAAGAGTATTATGCTCTAAGGGATTTAATCGAGCACAAGTTAAACAAACTATGTGATACGATCAGGAAGGATGATAATAATTTAGGGTTACTGACTGAGCACGAAAAGGATATAAGAAATTATACTACTTATGACCTATTCATGAAAATCACAGGAGCACCAAATTATGTACATTAAGGAGAAAGACTTTAAAGAAGCGCAGCAATTAGTTGAGGTTTTAATAGAATTAGTACAACAAGATAATGATTTTGCCGAATATATACTAGATGAATATGTGTGGTTATGTAATGATAAAAGGGTAAAAGAGTTACAAAAATTAGTTACAGATCTTACATCATTTGATGATGAATCACCAAAAGGAGTTTAATTATGACGACGAGCATCACATCAAGGGTATTAAATATAGTATCAATTGCATTTTTGCTAGTGATACCATCATCATCAAGAGCACATGATGCAGTAGTTAATGTAACCGATGAGGTAAAATCTTTCCGTGATGTTAATAGACCACCAGGTGCAATTAGCGGATCCGGTACAAAAGAAGACCCATGGATTACACCAATAGATGTATATGAGGAATGGAAAAATGGAAGATGACAATTATCTAACACCAATGGAATTAAGCGAGTTAATTGAAATTGTACGTTTAAATCAAAGTGTTGCAAATGAGGAAGAAAACGAGTTTTGGAATAGGGTTGTACATAAGTTACGTAATACATTTCCTTTAGCAGATATTGACACAGTACAGGATTTTGATGATGACGATTTACCCGCCGACAATGTATAAAGAGATACTCATATACTATAACAATAGTACATTTTATTATCCCCTTTAAACATCATGAACACCCCTGACACTAACACCATTCTTTACAATCAAGCATCTGAATTATTAGATCTGGTTGAAGATACAGTAGAACATTTTTGTCAAGAGAATATGTGCTCTGGACAAAAAGTTTATACTATGTTATACTCATTAGCAGAGGCAAAGTTAGACCAATTCCCTGATATTGATTATGATGACTAACAATAGATTCAGTAAAAAAGAGTTACAAATGATTGTTGATCTTACTTGTAATAATGAACAATCATCAGAAAGAAAAGAGGTATTAGATAGTATAAAAGAAAAGGCATATGCACAATTAAAAACTATACCTACACCTATTGATCTTACTCCACCTAATCCCTATCCTTATGAAAAATGATCCCCCATTTGATACTCAAGCATATCAAAATTATGTTGATCAAGTTAAACAACATCAGTTAAATACGAATGAAAATCTAACAGAAATGATCTTACAATTAGGGTTTAAATTAGATCAACAACTCTCAAAGATTATTACTATTCTAGATGATTATGGAACCCGAAATACGTCAACTAAAGGAGAAAGTTAAACATGACATTCTTACTATTCTTAAGAGTTATACGCATGGAGTTCCCACATATAATGATACATTCAAGAGACAA